GCGCCAGATCCCCCGCTCTCGATGATCCCGGCGCCGACGCGGGCGTACGTTTCTATAGATACGAGTCGTAGCGCTGAGGAAGAGATGGCCAGGATTTCAAGAGTTCCATTAAAAGAGCGCGTGGCGTCAGCAATACCGTATGACCACGTTCCCGGTAAAGCAGATACCTCGGTAGCGAGGTCAGTATCCGAATACCTAAACAAGCGTAGACTTGTCCCATCGAGCAAAATGAATAAAAACTCGTCAGTAAGGCTTTTGACGGGATGGGCAATTCCAGAGCAATCAGTAATCGCGCGTTTTGTACTCCATGCTCCAGTCGTCCTAGTGACTTCGGATGGATACGTTTCTGTAGAATCCTGGAAAAGCAAATGCAGGACTGTCCCGGCATTGGATTTTACATAGCGTGGATTTGTTGCACCCGTGACAACCACCGATGATGTTTCCCAGCTACCGCTTGTTTCAACGCATTCTCTGATGTCCCCGTATCCATCATTGAAGGCTATCCGCAGATGACCCGCAGAATCTTTTGTCATCGTTTTGTAAGTTGGTTGGACTAGATCGGAACAAGCCACCTGTTCAGAACCCCAAGTCGTTGATAGAACCCGATAGCACAGCGCATCATCGGAATAGCGTAAGTAGGATAGATATATTAGCCCCGTATCGTCGTCCACGAAATATGCCGGATACATTGACTGCGCGGCATTTACAACAACAGGGGTGGACCAAGTAGCGCCATTGTTATCAGAGACTGATTCCATTAAATACTCATCGGTACTCCGCAAATACGCATAACGAAGCTGCGTATCGTCGACTCTCACGATTGCGGCAGACGACGCGCCCGTCACTCCAGTTCTGATCTCAATGTCAGATGCAAGATAAGGGACAAAGCTAGTAAGCAGCTCGCCGTCAGCTATGACGGCTGGCCCTACCCCAAGCCGACCGAGGATGAATCGCAGCTTTTCGCTCCCGCCATCAGGAGTATCAAGAAAATCGAGGGACTCGTCCGTAAGCTGGAGCGCACGACGCTGGACACCCGAGCCCTTGTAGAAGCGAGCGCGGTCTTTCGTGAAGGACGCATCCGGCCCTTCCAGTTGAAACGATCCATCGGTTCCTCCAAAGTGCGCGCCATTTTTCATTTCGTCCGCGACGGTCCCGTCTTCCGCGAAACGATCGCCGACGCGGAGCGATCCGGTTATTTTCGCGTGTTCCGAGTAGAGCTTCGCAATGAACGCCGCCTGCGCCGCGAGCACGTCGAATATCGCCACGCCCGCGCCGTAGTAATCGGCCGCCACGCCATACGGCCCGCCAGCGAAACCGCCATCGGCAACCGCAAGAGTCGCCCGCGAAATGTCCGGCCACGCGCGCGAGAGAACGTCCACGCTCGGCGCCGAGAGTTTCGTCCAGGTGCCCGCGATCATGGCGTAGATTCCGCGCTCGCTCGAGGTGGCCGAGTACGCGAGAGCCGTGTCGTCCTCGTTTGCGGTCGCAGGGAGCGAGGCGAACGCGTAGGCGCCGAGATAACCCGGGGAACGCGCGGGAGCGGCGACCGCCACCGCCACCGCGGGAGCGTCTTTCTCGTATTCGACCAGATGATCCACCGCGATCGTGATCGGCGTCTGAACCGTCGAAGGTTCGGAGAGCGATCCCGGCCGCGAGACGCGCGAAACGAACGGCGGGATGGTCCCCGTGTCGGCGGTGTGCACTCCGGCGGCCTCGTCGACAACGGTCAGGCGGCACGCGAGATCGTCGAGCGCTTCGATTCCCGCCACGATGCACGGCATGGTCTCGATGGTCGCCTCGCCGAAGGAAAAGAGGTCGCCCGCGGCCGGTACGGTCGCGGCAGGGATCGGCGTCGTGAATGTCAGGGTCTGGCCCTCGTACCCGGCGGCGTTCGAACAGGTCGCGTAGACGCTCGAGCCGTCGGCCAGCCGGAAGCGAGCGGCATAGCTTTTGCCCGTCTCGAATATCACCTCTTCGTCGATTTCGCACGCGGTCGCGTTTCCCGAACCGTCGACCGTCACGGCCACGACACGGCCCGCGGCCACGCCGACGGCTATCGCGTCATGCGCGACGCGCACAAGGTCGCCGGGCTCGCACACGAGCGCTTCGGCGTCCGTTTCGAAGGTGAACGCCTCCGGCCGGAGGCGCACGCAGGCGATGAGGTAGCGGGCCTGCTTCACCGCGAGCTCTGCGCTCGTCACGCCGAAGAGCGAGACCTGCCGGAACTTCGTCGCGACCGTGTATGCGCCGTCGGCGGTGCGGTCGGTCCCGAGCCAATCCCGGAGCACGCCGTCGCCGTCCGTGTCGTACTTGTACCCGTCGTCGAGCACGATGCGTTCGTTCGGGGCGTACCCGTCATCGGCGGAAATGAAATTCACGCGGAGCGCGTGCGGGCGTTCGGAAAAGTCCTTCGTCCAGGAGAACGACCGGACGTTCCGCGGGTTGAAGTGCTGCACCGGCGCGACCTTCGCTTCGTCGACGACGACGGAATAGAGGCCGTCGCGGAGCGTGATCGACGCGCGGCCGGCTTGAGCGATGCGCTGCGCGGTGTCCCGAAGGCGGGCGCCCGAGGAGATCACCGCGTCGCACGTCCAGCCCTTTGTCGCGCAGGTCGTGAACCAGGACTCGAAGCGCGCCCAGTCGATCGCCGAATCGGGGACCGGCCGGGGGTTCGAGTTTCCGCGGAGCACGGCGAGGAGCTGGGCCGCGGGGTTCCGCGAGATGCCAGTCACCCACTCGGCCGCCCCGGAGCCCGCGCCGTCATACGCCGGGACGTCCGCCTCGGCGATGCACGAGAGCTGATCGACGACGCCCTGGAGCTGGTTCGATGCCTTGATCTTGAGCGCGACGATGACGAGCTTCGACCGGATCGCGGCATCGATCGGAGCGACGGACGGGCGCATGGAACGGAGCGACGCCCACGAGGTCACGGACTGGCCGCGGTAGTCCTCCGCGTCGTCGGCGGTCGTGCGCTTCATACCGATTTCGTACTGTCCGGCGGAGAGGTCTTCGGCGAGGCTCGACCATCGGGGCTTCGAGTCGCCCGCGGTCACGGTGAACGTTCCGACGAGCGTGCAAGACGCCCACGCGGTGCCGGAACCTACCGCGCGACGACGGACCTCGACGGACACCGAACGCGATGCGAGCGCGCCGTCCCCGTCGACCTTGTAGAGTCCGCGCGGAAGCGCGAGGTCGACCGAAACGCGGGTGACGTTCGGCGCCGTGGTCCGCCAGGTCTCCACGCCGTACTTGAGCTCGACGCCGATTTGATCCTCGAGGACGACGCCAGGGTAGAGCGTCGGCGCGGTTCCGTCCTGGTAGACCTCTAGATCCACGCCGGAGAACACGCCATCGATCGCGATCGCGCCGTTCCGCACGGCGGCCGAATTGCTGGCGAGCAGGGATTCCCCGATTTTGAACTGCGAAAGGCGAAGCGGGCCGTAGCCCACGACGAAAAGCTGGCGGAGGTAGATGTCGGTCGTGCCGGCGCCGCCTGATTCCGTTCCGAGCTCCGTGTAGGGCCGCGCGCCGTAGAGCGGGACGACGAGGTGTTTCCCGAGGACGACGGGGATTTTCCCCCAGGGCGCTGCGCGGTTACGGCCGCCACGGATAGAGGGGGTGGATTCAGCGCCGGGGCCTCCGGAGAGCAGCGCGCCGAGTTGCTGGTTCGCCTCGACAATGAACGCAGTCCCGAAGCCGGCCGCCGCGAGCCCGATGAGCCATGGCGTAAACGCGAGCGACGCGCCGCCCGTGAACGGCGCGAGTGCGATCGAGAGGACCGCGCCGAGCATCGCCCAGCCGCCGACCTTTCCAGCCCCTTCCTGCGCGCCATCGGCGCCCGCCGGCAGCACCCTGATCGTGACGAGCGAACCGGCCCCGGGGATCGTCTTCGCCCATTCCGCGCGCGGGCAGCGCTCGCCAGAGACCGTTACCTCCGGGCGCCCGACGTTCGTGAGGCCCATGTCCTCGACGAGTTCGGCGACGGTCTTCCCGGGCAACGTGTCGCGCGTGGTGCGCTGGAGCGGCGCGAACGGATGCGGGTGCGCGACGATGCGGACGGCGTTATCGGACACGGTAGTACCCCTCGAGTCGCGGAGCCCAGCGCGGGCCCTCTGGCCTGTCGAGCGCCGAATCGTGCCGCCCGAGCGTGTGGATCATGTAGCCGTCCCCGATGACTACCCCGACGTGGCAGGGATCGCCGTGGAGCTTCAGGAGCGCGAGGTCGCCCGGCTCCGGGTGCTCGACGCGCTGGGCCCCGATGGTCGGCATGGCCGACTCGACGACGGCCGCGAGGCGGTGCGGCGATCCGTCGTCATGCGGGAATTCCGGTACGTCGTGCCCGAAGCGCTCGCGCAAGATCATCCGCGCGAGCCCCCAGCAGTCCGCGCCTTCGCGGGAATCGCCGCCGAAGCGGTATGGGATTCCGACGTACTCGCCTGCCCACGCGACCATCAGAATAACCCCGGGAACATATTGGGCCTGAACTCGTCGGCGGGCGTATCGTTGTCGAGACGGTCCTCGTAGACGAGCTCCGCGGTGATGGTGTCGAGCGCGCCCTGCACGCGGCCGACCGTGAACGCCCAGGACGCGACCGGCTCGAATACGATCGACCCCGACTCGTCGGAGTAGAACGCGGCGACCGCCTGCACCGTCGGCGGCGTTTCGGTCGAACGGATGATCGCGGCGAGCTGCTGATCGACCGCGCACACGGCGAGCCGCGCGTTCGAGATCGCGCCCTCATTCCCGACGTCCGGCGGGTCGAACCGGAAGGCGAAGCCGTGATAGGTGTCGCCGTCGTACACGAGGTCCGTCGGGTTGTTCACGATGCGAAGCGGATTTTCGTAGCCCGTCACTCCGTGCGTGATTTCGAGGAGCACCGGGAGCGCAAAGCCGCCTTCCTGCGCGAAGAGCGACGCGCGGGCGGTCGTGGTGAGCGTCCTCATGCGAGCACCTCGAGCTGGACGGAGGCGATGGTCTCGACGTCGAGCGCCGAATATGCGGGCGGCGCGCGGAACCGCGCCTCAACCGAATAGCCGTGCGGATGCGGCCAGTTGAACCTAAGCGTCCCGCCGCGCGTCGTCGTGCGGTAGAAGTAATCGAGGAGCTGCTTCTGTTCGGCGGTGAGCTGGTAGCGCGTCGAGTAGAGGGTCGGCGTCGCGGTGAAGCGACGGCGGATTTTCTCGAGGCCGGAATCAGAGCGTGATCGGAGCGCGCCGTCCTGCACGGTCTCGGAAAAGCCGTCGGGCATGGGGAACTCGGGGAGGGCCTGGTAGCTCGTGACGCGGCGGTAGCGCGCGGCGACTTCCTCGGCGGTCAGGGCGATGCGGTAGAGACGCACCTCGTCGACGTGCCCGTTGAAAAGATTGGTAGTGGCTGAATACCCCCCCAGGAACAAACTAGCGGACGGGGCATCAAACACGTTCGCGAGGAATCCTGATTTTGTTAACGCTCCGTTTGTATAAACGGCATACTGTCTCGTTGATCTCGTAACAACGATCGCGTATTGTGACATCGATTCCGACAGGACGAATGCTTCAGCCAAAACCTCTGACGCGCCAGCACGAGAAAAAATAATCGAGTGGGCTGCCGATCCACTATTCGATTGCGAGTAAAAACCGTTGTTGTTATACCCAGCCCCGACTTTGAAAACCGTGTCAACGCCTGAAAGCGCAGAGTGTTTTGCCCAAAAAACAAGCGAGATGGCATCGGACGGCATAGCGTGGCTTGCCGTCGCATAATCATTCACACCGTCAAACGACAGCGCCTTCCCCGACACCCCATCGACCGGCGTCGCGCCGACTATCGTGCCGTGGTTGCCGTTGCCGGAGTCATCGAGGAGCTTCGTCGAGTACGATCCGTCGCCGACGTAGATCCAGTCGTAAACAAACGTGTCTCCGGGTGACGACATTGCGGAGCTAACACTAAATCCGATTTGCGTTATCCCGAATCCGGCCGATACCACGATGGT